ATATACCTAAAGAATTACAAGATATGGATGAGTTACAAGCTAATATATGGATATGTAATGGTAAAGTGATAAGAATGGTTCTTAATCCATTTAAACCTGCAAAGATACCTTACATGGCTGCACCATATGAATTAAATCCTTACTCATTCTTTGGGATAGGTATTGCAGAAAATATGGACGATACTCAAACTCTAATGAATGGGTTTATGCGTATGGCTGTAGATAATGCTGTGCTCTCTGGTAATTTACTTATAGAGGTAGATGAAACTAACCTAGTTCCAGGCCAAGACTTAACAGTATATCCAGGGAAAGTGTTTAGAAGACAAGGTGGTGCTCCAGGGCAAGCTATCTTTGGTACTAAGTTTCCAAATGTAGCTAATGAAAATTTACAACTATTTGATAAGTCCAGAGTACTTGCAGATGAATCTACAGGTTTTCCTAGTTTTGCACATGGACAAACTGGTGTGATGGGTGTAGGTAGAACTGCATCTGGAATGTCAATGCTTATGGGTGCTGCTAGTGGCGCAATAAAGAATGTTATTAAAAATGTAGATGACTATTTACTTAGACCATTAGGTGAAGGGTTGTTTCGTTTTAACATGCAATTTGATTTTGATCCTGAAATTAAAGGTGACTTAGAAGTTAAGGCACGTGGAACAGAATCACTTATGGCTAATGAAGTACGTAGCCAAAGACTTATGCAATTCCTACAAGTTGCAAGTAATCCAGCACTTGCTCCTTTTGCTAAGTTTCAATATATTATTAGAGAGATAGCTAAATCTCTTGATCTTGATCCTGACAAAGTAACCAACAATATTAATGATGCCGCAATACAAGCAGAGATTATGAAGGCATTTCAACAAGAACAAATGCCACCTCCACAACAAGGACAGGCAGCACCAGCAGGTGCAGATCCAATGGATACATCAGGAGCAGGTGGTGGTAATATAGGCATAGGCCAAGCACCATTACCTCAAGAACAAGGATTTAGTGGTAATGCAGGACAACAAGGAACACCTCCGCAAGCTCAAGGGGCTGGTCAACAACCAAACCCAGTGGGCCAAGTTCAATGATTATTTAAATTGTTTAATTGAACAACAGCATAGAATGATGGAACAAACAGAAGATATTTCTATTATTTATAGAGGACAAGGTGCAATATTTACCTTACGTAGATTAAAACTTTTAAGGGATGAAGTTCTTAAAAATGATTGAAAGTGATATAAGATATAAATTTAACAAGGGCGGTGCAGTAATGAAAGATCAAATGGAAATGGCATTTATGCAAGAAGGTGGTATGGTAGATGAAGGCGGTCAGGTAGAAGAAGAATCTGGCAATGAAGTACCTATTGGAGCATTAAAAGAAGAAGTAGCAGATGATGTACCTGCAATGGTAAGTGAAGGAGAATTTGTATTTCCTGCAGATGTTGTTAGATATATTGGTTTGGAAAAACTTATGCAACTTAGACAAGAAGCTAAAATGGGTTTAAAACGAATGGAAGCTATGGGTCAGATGGGTAATAGTGATGAAGCAACTATGCCTGATGATTTACCTTTTGGTGAAGCAGATATTGTAATTATGGGTAGTGCAGAACCACCCCCACAAGAAATGTATCAAGGAGGAGTTGTACAAGCTGCTAATGGTGGTATGATGAACTATCAACCCCCTAGTGGTATATTAGGTTATCAACCTTCTGTATATCAAGGAGCACAACCCACAGGACAATATGTAGCACCTGCTAGTTCTGTTGCAAGTACACCACAAAATATTACATCTGCATATAAGCCATTGTTTCTTAATCAAACAGCAGCAACAGATAATTCTCATGTTGTAAATACAGCAGCAACAACTACAACAGGAACAACTACAGGAAGCACATCTTTTGTTCCAACTGTAACTGATTCCTATACTACGGCTTTATATAAAGATCCAGTAACACAAGAAGAAAAAGCTATTCGAGTAATTAAAACATTTAATGCAGATGGATCATCTACTGAACAACCTGTAGAGAGTCAATACGTAGGATGGACTAAAGTTGATACAACAAAAAAAGATACTACAACAGATGAAACAACATCAAATGTTGTATCACAATCTGTTTTAGATGATTTAGAAAAAATTAATGAAATGTCTAAAGGTAAAGATAAAACTTTAACTGAGCAATTAAAAATTGATAAAGAACGAAGACAAGCTATAACAGGAGATTACGAAGATAAATCAATTCAAAGTATTATAGATAAGGGTGATTCAGAAAAAGCTAAAGAAATATATCAACAAACATTAGCATTACAAAGTGTATTTCCGTTTGTTGGAAAATTCTTTACAAAATCACAATTAAATAAATTAGAAGAAGCATTTCCTAGTTTAAAAGAATTGTCTAAAAACAAAAACTTTTTAGGTAATATTAAATCATTAGGACAAATAGTAAAAAAAGATCTTGAAGAAAAATTAAATATATTAAAAGGAGATGATAAAATATTAAACTTTAAAGATATGAAGTTTAGTAAAGAAGCAGATAGCGATCTTACAAAACAAATTAAGGAGTTAGGTCTTGAAGATAAATTAAAATCTCCAAGTGGTACTTTGTTTGATAATCCAGAAATAAGAAGACAAGTACAATTAGCACAAGATAGAGATACGGTGTTGAAGAAAAAAATGCCAAAAAAAGGAGATGAAAATTATAAACAAAAAATGGCTGAATATAGAGCAGCTAGTCAAAGAGTACAACAAGCGTCAAAAGATATAGGAGCAAGTAATAGTGAACAAAGAAATATAAATAAACTTGCAAAACTTAAAGTACTTAAAGGAAAAGCAACAAATCAAGCAGATATTAATTATTTAAATAATCAAATTGAATATTTAGAATTAAAAACAGTTGCGCCTAAAGATGCTGAAAGATTATTAAAAGCAAAAAGAAACCAAGCAAAAATAGATCAAGAAGCAGGAAAAACATTAACACAATATCAAAAAGAAATATTAGGTTTAGATTAAGGCTACCCAACAATGTTGGCCCCAAATGAAGGAGAACTACAATGGCAGAAGCAGCTGTATTAGAAGAAGTACAACCACAGAAAAAAGTACTTATTAATAGAAGAAATAGTACTAATAGTGAACGTATTAAAAAAGATGAAGAAGAATTAAAAACTTTAGTTGAAGAACATAAAGGTAAAACAAAAGAAAAAGAAGTAGAACAACAAACTACAGAAGTTGAACCTACAAGTGCTGAAGAAAAAAGTTTTAAAAAAAGATATGGTGATTTACGTAGACACCAACAAGAAAAACAAAAAGAACTTGAAGATAGAATTAATCAACTTCAATCTCAACTAAATGAATCAACTAAAAAGGAAATGAGTTTACCTAAGTCTGATGATGAGATAGATGCATGGACTACTAAATATCCAGATGTAGCAGCTATTGTTGAAACTATTGCAACTAAAAAAGCACGTGAACAATCTAAAGGTTTAGAAGATCGTGTTAAAGAAATAGATGAAATGAAAGCTAATGCTTCACGTGAAAAAGCTGAAGTAGAATTATTAAAACTACACCCTGATTTTAATGATATTCGTGACGATGATGCTTTCCATGATTGGGCAGATGAACAACCTAAATGGGTGCAAGAGGCTCTTTATGAAAATGATGAAGATGCAAGATCAGCAGCTAGAGCTATAGATTTATACAAAGCAGATAAAGGTATTATAACTAAGAAAAGATCTAATACATCTAAAGATGCTGCACGTTCTGTAAATGCAAAAGCTGAAAGAAATAAACCTCAAGGTGATCCATTAGGAAATGCAATAAAAGAATCTGATGTACAAAAAATGAGTACTCAGGAATATGAAAAATACTCAGACGAAATAATGGAATCAATTCGTTCTGGTAACTTTATATACGATATATCTGGTTCTGCTAGATAAAAGTATTGACATATAGAATATTTATGATATAACTATATGTATAGTAACTGTTACAGCCCTGTTACACAGATACCTGTAAGGTTACGATCCACGCAAACAACTATAACTTCCAGATTACCTAGAAATCATGGCCCATGACTGTACACATGCACCCTACGATAACTAGCCTCTAATAATTATATGTCTGTTTTGCATCTGTTAGCTGAAAAAAAGGAGTAAATGCAATGGCGTTTTCATCAGCTTCGGGTTATGGGAATTTACCTAATGGTAATTTTAGTCCTGTAATCTATTCCAAACAGGTGCAACTTGCTTTTCGCAAGAGTACCGTTGTTGGGGATATAACTAACTCCGATTATTTTGGCGAAATTGCCTCTCAAGGTGATACCGTTCAAATTATTAAGGAGCCTGAAATCTCTGTTCAAGCCTATACACGTGGCACAACTGTCACAGCACAGGATCTTGATGACGAAGATTTTCAACTAACCATTGACAAAGCAAACTACTTTGCTTTTAAAATGGATGACATTGAGGAAGCTCACAGTCACGTAAACTTTATGCAACTTGCAACTGATCGTGCAGCTTACCGATTGTCAGATCAGTATGACCAAGACGTGCTTGGTTATCTTTCTGGTTTCAAACAGTCAACACTTCATGCACAAGCAGATACAGCAAATACAACTGTAAATGGTTCTAAAGCTGTTATAGGCGCAGGTTCAGATGAATTGTTGTCAAGTATGAAGCTAAAGAAAAGTAGCTTTGGTAACATTACAACCACATCTGCAGGGGATCACTCAATCCCATTAACTGCTAGAATGCCTGGGGCTACATCATTACCAACTGCAACAGCTTCACCAGCAATGGTTGTAGCTAGAATGGCTAGACTTCTTGATCAACAACAAGTTGATACTCAAGGACGATGGCTAGTAGTTGATCCTGTATTCATGGAACTTCTTCGTGATGAAGATTCACGTTTTATGAACGCAGACTATGGTGAGTCTGGTGGACTACGTAATGGTCTTGTAGTCAACAACTTTCACGGTTTCCGTATGTACACTTCATCTAACCTACCAGCAGTAGGTGATGGACCTGGGACTACTGGAACAGCAAACCAAAATGCAAATTATGGTGTGATTGTTGGTGGACATGATTCTGCTGTTGCAACTGCAGAGCAAATCAATAAGACAGAATCATATCGTGACCCTGACAGCTTTGCTGACATTGTTCGTGGTATGCATTTGTATGGTAGAAAGATCCTTCGTCCAGAAGGTATCGTTACTGCCAAATATAACGCAGCGTAAGGGGAGATAGAACATGGCTACAATATCTATGAGCACTAACTCCGCTTCTACCTCAAACAACGGTGGAACTGGCAATAAACAGTTACGTGCTAGCATGGTAACTCTGCAGAACGATATTGATCTTGCAGATGCCATTTTACAAAACAGTGGTACTGCATTAGCAGCCAATGATATCATTGAAGCTATTGCTGTTCCTGCAAATACTTTGATACTACATTCAGGGTTTAAAGTTGTTACTGCAATGACAGGTACAACTAGTGACTCTGCTCTTCATATTGGTATCACAGGTACAGATGTAGACATTTTTGCTGCATCTTTTGACCTTGATGGTGCATCTGTAGGAGCACATACTCCTGCTGTTACATCTTCAGGTGTTTGTAGTAATCTACCAGTGTTTACTGCTTCGGCAGATACTATTGATGTAGAAATCCACGCTTCTAGTGGAACTATTACAGGTGGTATTATTCGTGTTTATGCTGTATGCTTAATCATGGATGATGTTAGCCAAAGTGGTTCGGCACAAGAAGTAGATAGAGATCTACTTGGATAAAAACTTTGGGGGCTGGGAAACTGGCCCCTTTAACTTACATTAAGGAATTACAATGGCTCTTACTTTTCTTGCATTAACTAATGCTGTAATAACACGAATGAATGAAGTAGCATTAACTTCTAGTAATTTTTCTGCAGCTAGGGGTATTCAGGTACAATGTCAAAATGCAGTAAATGATGCTATTAGATATATAAATCAAAGAGAGTTTGGATACTCTTTTAATCACTCAACAAATAGTTCTACACTAACTGCAGGTGTAGCTAAATACTCTTTACCTAGTAGTACTAAATCAGTCGATTATAGTACAGCTAGAATTAAAAAAAGTACTAGTCTTAGTGCATCAGGAAATAATCTTAAAAATCTTAATTACTATGAATATATTGATAAAGATTTTGCTAATGAAGAAGACGATATTGCTAGTACAACTTTAAATGGTTCTCATTCTAGTACTGTTACTACTCTTACTCTTACATCTACTAGTGATTTTGATTCTTCAGGTACAGTACATATTGGTGGAGAACAAGTTACATATACAGGCACAACAGGTAATGATATTACAGGTTGTACAAGAGGTGCTAATAGTACAACTGCAGCTACACATGCTAGTGGAGTAACTGTAACACAGTTTGATGGTGGTGGTATTCCTGATTTTATTGTACGTACTCCCGATAATAATTATTTACTTTATCCATATCCAGATAAACAATATACATTGGTATTTGATTATTATACATATCCATCAGATTTAGATGCACATGGAGATACAACAACTATACCTGATAGATTTAAACCTGTTATTGTTGATGGAGCTACTGCCTATATTTATTTGTATCGTGGAGAACAAACACAATACCAACTTAATTTTAAAAGATTTGAAGATGGTATAAAAAATATGCAAAGTCTACTTATAAATAAATATGACTATGTAAGATCTTCTATGATAGTTAGACCTAGTGCATCTAATTCATTTGTTAGTGGAGTTGTTACTTAATGCCAGATACCTCAAGAGCACAGGGAGCATCATTTAATTGTGAAGGTGGACTTGTTTTAAACAGGTCTACTTTTATTATGCAACCTGGGGAAGCATTAACTTTAGAAAATTTTGAACCTGATCTTGAAGGTGGCTACAGAAGAATAAATGGATATCGTAAATTTATAAATCATATTGTTCCTCAAACTTCAGCTTCTAGTGAAAAAATATTAATGGTTGCTAGCTTTGCTGATAAAGTATTAGCAGCTAGAGGAGAAAAGATATTTTCTTCAGCATCTACAGAATTATCTTTAGCTATATCTGCAAGCACAGGTATGACAGGTTCAGGAACAATTACTGTTGATTCTACTGCAGGTTTCTCTTCTAGTGGTACTCTTCAAATTAACTCTGAGATATTTACTTATACAGGTACTTCAAGTACAACCTTTACAGGTGTAACTAGAGCAGCTTCCTCTACAACTGCAGCAGCTCATGTAGTAGATGATGCAGTATCTACAACTTGGACAGAAATAGATTCAGGTAGAAGTAGTGCAGGTAAATATACTTTTGAAAGATTTAACTTTGATGGTAATGATAAGATAATATTTGCTGATGGAGCAAATGCACCTGTAGTTTTTAATACATCTATGAGTGCTACAGATGTTAGTGAAAGTTCTGTATCAGGATCAAAGTTTGTAGCTGCATTTAAAAACCATATGTTTTATGCAGGTAAATCTACAACCCCACAGACACTTGTATTTAGTGAACCTTTTGATGAAGATGATTTTGATGCAGCAGATGGTGCAGGATCTATTAAAGTAGATGACACTATTGTTGGATTAAAAGTATTTCGTGATAGCTTATTTATATTTTGTGAAAATAGAATATTTAAATTAACAGGTTCTGCTCTTGCTAGCTTTGCCGTTACACCAGTTACAAGAAATATTGGTTGTGTTAATGGAGATAGTATACAGGAATTTGCAGGTGACTTAATCTTTCTTGGGCCTGATGGTTTAAGAACTGTTGCAGGTACAGCTAGAATTGGTGACGTTGAACTTGGCACAATATCTAAAAATGTACAATCTTTATTTGATCAAAATATAAAAGACTCTTCACTTTTTGAGAGTATTGTTATACCCGATAAAACACAATACAGAATATTTTTTGTTAAAGATACTGTAGCTGGTTCTCTTACAAGAGGTGTTATTTGTGTTATGAAGGGAGATAGATTTGAGTTTTCTGAAACATTAGGTATTAGACCTTCAGCTACAGATACATTTGTTGACGCAGGTGATGTATTAATTTTACATGGATCATTTGAAGGATATATAATTAGACAAGAAAAAGGTAATACATTTGATGGTACAGCTATATTAGGTAGATATAGAAGCCCAGATTTAAACTTTGGAGACTCTGGCATAAGAAAACATATGCAAAGAGTTATTGTTAATTTTAAACCAGAAGCATCCATAGATGCAGATTTAAAGTTACGTTATGATAATGAAAGTGTTGATTCACCAAGACCTGAACCATATGCTTTAGATTCGTCTACTGTTGCTGCACAATATGGTACTGCTGTCTATAGTACAACTTCTTCAGCAACACAATATGTTTATAGTGGTGCAACACAACCGTTAGTTAGGCAATCAGTAGAAGGATCAGGTTTTACTGTTGCATTAAGAGTAGATGATGGTGGAGAAACAGCACCATATTCACTTAAAGGATTTCAATTAGAATATCAGGTAGGAGCTAGACGATAATGGGAGCTACATATACAAGACAATCTTCCTATACAGATGGTGATGTAATACAAGCATCAGATACTAATGATGAATTTAATCAGCTTCTTGCTGCATTTGCATCTAGTACAGGACATACACATGATGGTACAACTGCAGAAGGTGGACCTATAACTAAATTATTAGGAACAGGAATTACTATAGGTGATGGTACTTCAGGTACAGATATTACAGTTACCTTTGATGGTGAAACAAATGATGGTGAATTAAAATGGATGGAAGACGAGGATTACTTTGAGTTTTCTGATGATATACTGGTTGCTTCAACAGAAAAAATACAGTTTCGTGATACTGCTATTTATATTAATTCTAGTACTGATGGGCAGCTTGATCTTGTAGCTGATACAGAAATACAAATTGCAGCTACTACTATTGATATAAATGGTGCAGTAGATGTATCAGGTAATTTATCTGTAGGTGGTAATTTAGATGTTACAGGTACATTAGATTTAAGTGACTCTGATTTTACTAATGTAGGTGATATTCAGCTAGATAGCATCTCTGGTGATGGTGATACAAATACAAGTATTACTTTTAGTGGTTCAGATGTAATTACAATTACTACTGGTGGTGAAACACAATTTACATTTAATAATGGATCAATACTTCCTACAACAGATAATGATATTGATTTAGGTTCTGCTTCATATGAGTTTAAAGATGGGTACTTTGATGGTACTCTTTATGCAGATGCAATAAACTTTGATGGTACAGCTATAAGTGCTACTGCCTCTGAATTAAATATTTTAGATGGTGTAACTGCTACTACTGCAGAGCTTAATTATAGTGATACAGGGGCTGCTGTTGGTACAGTTGTAGCTAGTAAAGTTGTTACTGTTGATTCTAATAAAGATGTATCTAGTTTTCGTAATATAACACTTACAGGTGAACTTGATGCTGGTAGCTTAGATGTATCAGGAGATGCAGATATAGATGGTACTTTAGAGGCTGATGCAATTACTATTGGTGGTACAGCTATTGGTTCTATTTATGGTGCTGTTGCAGGATCAAGTTCTATAGTTACTACAGGTGCTCTTGATTCTGGCTCCATTACGTCTGGTTTTGGTAGTATTGATACAGGTTCGTCTGCAATAACTACTACAGGTCTTATTTCTGGTGGTTCACTAGATATTGATGATGTTGTAATTAACGGTTCTACCATAGGACATACAGATGACACAGACCTTATAACTGTTGCTAATGGTGTTGTTACAGTTGCAGGTGAAATATCTGTAACTACTCTTGATATAGGTGGTACTAACGTAACATCAACAGCAGCAGAATTAAACTTAATAGACGGTGGCACAGCAAGAGGTACAACTGCAGTAGCTAGTGGTGACGGTATACTTATTAACGATGGTGGTACAATGCGTATGACTAATGTAGATACAGTGTCCACTTATTTTTCTAGTCATAATGTTGGTGGTAGTAATATTGTTACAACTGGTGCGTTAGACTCAGGTTCTATTACGTCTGGTTTTGGCAATATTGATAATGGCTCTTCTACAATAACTACTACAGGACTTATTACAGGTGGTTCTCTTGATATTGATGATGTTGTAATTAATGGTACAACTATTGGTCACACAGATGATACAGACCTTATTACACTAACTGATGGGGTAGTTACTGTTGCAGGTGAAGTATCTATGACAACTTTAGATATTGGTGGTACTAATGTAACATCTACTGCTGCAGAACTTAATATACTAGATGGTGCTACAGCTACCGCTACAGAATTAAACTTATTAGATGGTGACACTTCTGTTGGTGGTTCAATAACACTAGCAGACTCAGATGGTTTTGTAGTTAATGATGGTGGAACAATGAAGACTATTCCTGCATCAGATGTAAAAACTTATGCTGCTGGTAGTGCCGCCACTAAAGGTTTTGCAATAGCAGCAGCCATTGTATTTGGATAAAGAAAAGGAGAAATAGATGGCAACCCCAAATTTAATTAACGTAGACACCATAACACCTAAAGTGGCTGTTGGTGCAGTAACAACAAGTAGAGCAGATATAGTCGATGTTACTGCTGAATATTGTGCAAAAATAAATAGTCTGATTATAGCAAACATAGATGGTACAAATGCAGCAGATGTAACTGTTGAAGTTAGTACAGATAATGGATCAAGTTATTTTGCTATAGCTAAAACAATATCTGTTCCTGCTGATGCAACACTAGTTGTTGTTGGTAAAGACAATGGATTTTATTTAGATGAAACAGATCTATTAGCAGTTACTGCATCTGCCAATAGTGATCTTACTTACCTTGTATCATATGAGGAAATGAAAGACGCATAATTATGGTTAAACGTAGAGGTGGTTTTATAGGACATGCTCCATTTCAAGCACCAGATTCACCTACAAGTGTATCTGCAAGCGGTGGTACAGGTGGTGATAATTGTCTTGTAGCTTTTACTGCTCCAAGTGATGTAGGTGATGATCCAATTACAGGATATTTAGCTGTATCTAGTTCAGGTGCTAGTGGTACAGGTTCTTCTTCACCTGTTACTGTTAATGGATTAACTGTTGGTAGTGAAGTTACTTTTAATGTGTGGGCAATAAATGATTATGGGTATTCTGATGCTTCAGCAGCTTCTTCTGGTTTTACTCCCCCTGCTGGAAGAGGTATATTTGCTGGTGGTGATGGGGGTCCAGCAGGAATGAGAAATGATATACGATATTTTACTTTATCATCTACAGGTAATACTACAGATTTTGGTGATTTGAGTGCAGTTAGACAAAGGTTTGGAAACAGTGGAGCTTCTGCAACGAGAGGTATATTTTCTGGTGGCAAAGATGATTAAAAAAGGTTATAATAATGGGACGAGTTAATATAATAGAATATATTACTATTGCTTCAACTGGTAATGCTACTGACTTTGGAGATTTAACTGCAACTCGTCAAGATACTTCATCTTTATCTAATTCTATTAGACTTTGTACAGGAGGAGGAGAAGAAACTGCTGGTGTAAATAAAATTGAATATGTGACTATAGCTTCTACAGGAGATGCATCTGATTTTGGAGATTTAACTATAAATCAACTGGGTCATTGTTCTGGAGCTTCTACAACAAGAGGTCTTTTTGCAGGTGGTAATCAAGCAGGAGCAGGTTCTACTAATGTAATTTCTTATATTACTATATCTTCTACTGGTGATGCAACAGATTTTGGGGATGCTACTAATGCTGAAGAATACCCTGCTATGGCTACTTCTAATACAAGAGCTTTAAAAGGTGGTGGTGGTTCAAGTGTTGATGTAATTGATTATGTAACTATAGCTTCAACTGGTAATGCTACTGACTTTGGAGATTTGACTGTGGGTAGAGGAAGAATAACTGCAACTTCTGATAAAGGAAGTTATGCTGTTTTTATGTGTGGTTCAGGTCCATCTAATGTACTTGATTATGTTACTATATCTAGCACTGGCGATGCTGCTGATTGGGGAGATTTAGATACAGGAGTACGTTTTGGATCTGGTCTTTCTAATAATCATGGAGGATTATAATGCCTAGTACAAATGGTGTATTTCATATACAAGAATTACCAGCAGAGACTGAAGATCGTATAGGAAATATAATTACAAAAAGTCCTACTATACCTACTGCATCTGCTGCAAATGGTGTATGGACTTTAAATGAACAATACACTTCAAAAAGAGCAGCAGATTGGCCTAGCTAATAAAGGAAAACTATGTCTACAAAATTAGCAATAACAAGAACATTAAAAGATGCACTGCCAACTGCAGAGCCAGAGTATAAGGCTATGCTTACTAATATTCAAGAGAAGATGCCAGCAATATCACAGGCAAGTTCTAACTTCTATAAGTCACACAGTCAGTTTATGGGTGTTACATTGGATGTAACTGCAATAACTCCTATAAGAAGTATTAAACATACACTGGCTGAGATAGATAGAACAAGAGGTGCATTACAAGAGGCATACATAAGTGTACGTAAAAAAGAAATACAACTACAAAAGAAAGAACGTAAACGTACAACGTGTAACGATAACTTGCAGCTTGATCTAATTGAAGTAGAGATACTAGAACTACAAGGTCAGTTAGAGAACATACGTAATAGTATGCAAGCTGCAGTACGAAAGATGAACTTTTTTGCTAATCAGTATGATAACTTAATGAAGAAAATTGGTAAGGAAGAACTAACAGAAGAAGACTATGAAATAGAAGAAGCTAGATATCATATAATGACAGCTATGAAACAGGCTCTTAATGCTGCACGTAGCAGGAATGGGGTGATTGATGAGGGTAATCTTATATATGTATTTGATCTGGGTATCAATGCCGCCCAAGCTCAAGCAGAAGTATTTGCTTACCTCCAATGGGAAAACGAGATTATCAAACAAGGAAAAGCCCCAGAGCACAAACACACAGTAGAATGGCTAGAAAAATGTGCAGATAAATGGGCAGGTTGTCCAGCAGAGTTTGCTAACAGTAGAGGCTTTAATGTGTTTGATCCTACTTCGTTAGCTAATACACCACAAATAGAGGATATAAAAGATGCCATATAAAGTAGTCAGATATAGACTAGAGGCAAATGGGACAATACCTACATGGTTAAAGTTTGGTGTACCTCAAGGTACAGGTGGTATGTATGCTGTAGTTGATTCTAGTACAGCAAGTCCAAGAGATAATATAATGATAGGTATAGCTGATGATGGTGCAGATATATCTGATGCCGTTGAACATATTACATCACAATCAAATCTACAAACTTACTTATCCACACAGGCCTCTGCTAATAATTGGACTGATAGAGATGCAAATGATAATGATGTTTCGTTTGATGCAGCAGCCCATGCTGCTAGAGTATGGAATGATTTAAATACTCTTAATGGAGATTAATTATGGCAGATTTAATAAAAGAACAATTAGAAGGTTAATATGAAAATTGTTATACATACTTGTATCTGTAGCATACGCCTACATTTGGGAAGACAATTATAATAACAAGTTTATTATGACCTGTACATATCGTCCTGCACACATGACTAAACAAGAAGCATACCCATACAAATATAAAAAATTTCAAATGACTCCTACGAGTCAATGTCCTAGTAGAAAGTATATAAAGAAAGAAAAATAAGATGGCAGAAGAACAACAAATACCAACAGAAAATATTGCAGATGACCCTGCTCTAAATACTTCAACTATTGGAAAAACTATTTTAGATTCAGAACTTACAGATAATTTAGATATTAAGGCTGAAGACCATACTAATGAAAGTGATAGAGTGATTGATGGTATTACTATACCTGATTGGGTAAATGATGGATATTTAGATAGTTATGTAAACTCTGCTAAAGCAGGTGATCCTCGTAATCCTAATATGAGAGAACTTACTGAACTTCAATTAGGTATGACCATAGAAGAATATATGGCAGCTAATAATGGAGAGTATCCTAGTGAAGCAACTAGCCAAGCCTCTTCAATGCTTTATGGTGTTGTAGGCTCTAACACCGATACAAGAGATTGGGATGCAATTATAGAATCTGCTAAAACTTCTACAGGTTATGATCCAGAAAAACTTACTGCAGCAACAGGTATAGCTACTTCACAAATGTACGGTGGAACTAATGTACAGTTTAAATTAGAAAAAAATGCTGCAGGAAATGATATACCTATGGCATATATTACAAAAGGTAATGGAGAAATATTAACAAGTCTATCTGGTGCTGATAATGATTTTGGTATGCTTGCAAATTTTGGTGTTCAAGGAACTGATTGGATTATACCTTTAAAAGCTAGATTTGGTAGTATGGGTATTCCTATGACTTCTCAATGGGCTTCTTTCTTTAACAAAGCTGAAACTTCTTACAACCCATTTAAAGAGTATAATGATTTAGTTAATCAAAAATTTACTACAGGTTTAAGTCAACCTAAACTAATAACTACAGGGGTAGGTACAACTACAGGACAAACACAAACAGGAACAGATACAACACAAACAACTACAGGACAAACAACTACAGGACAAACAGGCACAGGTACAGATACGGCTACTGGAACAACTATAACTTCTGATACTTTACCACAAACAGTTACTTATTATAATCCTACATATAATCCTTTAGATTTAATAACACAAGGACAACAACAAGGTTCTCAACAAAATGTTATTGCTGATACAACTAAAACAACAACAGCAACAACAGCTAAACAACCTGTATATGAAGCACGTATGTATCGTAATGCTGCAGGTATGACAATGAATGTAAATTTTAAAGATGGTAAACCTGAAGTAGCTATACCTGCTGGCTTTTATCCTGTAGGTAAAGAACAACAGGTAGCCTCTAATGTTATGCAAACAGCACAAACATCTCCTGTATATAAAACTATAAATCCTACTACTGGTTATACTCCACAAATTAAAACAACTACAACAAGTCAAGGTGCTATGCATCAAGGTGGTATGGTTAATACTATCACATCTACTCCTCAACAAAATATGTTTGGTGGGTTTAAACCTCAAGCAATGCAACGTATTGCAGGTAGTTTAGGATATACAGGTGACATGGTAGGTTTTGATAGCTATCTTAATTCTAATCCAGATAAGAAACAACAGATGGATAGGTATACTGAAAAAGCTATGGAAATGGCTAATGGTGGTACGATTAAAAAATATACAAAGGGTGGTTTAGAAACAGGTACAACAAATGAATCAACTACTACATCTTTACAACAGTATATGCCACGTGCATTAGAACAACAATATATTCCACAACAACCTGAACTAACAGGTAATATTATTAAAGTACAAGAAAATTTAGCTAAAACTCCACAACTACCTACTGGTGCAACTGTTGTACCAGTGGGTACACAAGTAAGTGCAGATCAACTTGTTAATCCATACTCAGGACAAGTTGGTGGTGTTATGTCTTTGCCAACTACATTAGCATCTACAACACAAAGCATATTACCAACACAAACATCTGCAAGTAAAATAGCAGCTATTGAAGGATCTCCTGCAATAGAACAATCATTACAACAATTTCAACCTACACAGTTACAACAAACACCAATGATAACTGCACAACAAACAACAGAAAGTTCTATAAATAATCTTAATGCTGCACAAGGTACAGGTATTAAAATGGCTAATCCTGTACAACGTCAAATAGAAGCAGATCCTGTAACTGGTCAAAGAGAAATTATATCTCCTGCTGCTAATGCACAAACTGCTGCTACTTATACAGAACAAATACAAGCTGCTGAAGCTACCCCCAGTAAACAAGCAACTGTACAAGGTCAGTTAGAAGGATTGATGCAACAGTTTGAAGGTGGTGAAACACCTGCATGGGCAGCAGGTGCTATGCGTAATGCAACTGCAACTATGATTGCACGTGGTTTAGGTGCTTCTAGTATAGCAGGACAAGCTATTGTACAAGCTGCAATGGAAGCTGCTTTACCTATAGCACAGATAGATGCACAGACACGTGCAGGATTTGAAGCACAGAATTTAACTAACCGTCAACAACGTGCAATGCTTGCTGCACAACAACGTGCTCAGTTTATGGGAATGGAATTTGAACAAGCCTTCCAAGCTAGGGTTACTAATGCAGCAAGAATTGGCGATATAGCTAATATGAATTTTACTGCTGAACAACAAATAGGATTAGAAAACTCACGCATAGCTAACACTGCTAACTTAGCTAATCTATCTAATAGTCAAGCTATGGTTATGGCTGAAGCTGCAGCACTAGCTAATTTAGATATGGCTAATTTAAATAATAGACAACAAGCTGCTGTACAAAATGCACAAAACTTTTTACAAACTGATTTTACTAATTTAAATACACAACAACAAACAGACTTGTTTAAAGCACAACAAAGAGTTCAATCTTTATTTACAGACCAAGCTGCTCTTAATGCTTCACAACAATTTAATGCAACTTCACAAAATCAAGTAGACCAGTTCTTTGCTAATTTAAATAGTTCAGCTTCACAATTTAATGCAGCACAAGCAAATGCACAAGCACAGTTTAATGCAGGTCAAGCTAATGTTATTGAAAGATTTAATGGAGAAGTTAATAATCAACGTGATCAATTTAATGCACAGAATAGATTAGTTATTGATCAAGCAAATGCACAATGGCGTAGACAAATAGCAACTGCAGATACGGCAGCAGTTAATCGTGCTAATGAATTAAATGCAACTTCTTTACTAGGATATTCAACCCAAGCATATAATAATCTTTGGCAATACTTTGGAGATAATATGGAATGGGCTTGGACATCTGCAGAAAATGAAAGAACTAGAATTAACGATTTAGCAAGAGCTACTGTTAATGCAAATGCAACATTAGATGCAGCTAAGTTTAAAAAAGAATATGAAAGTATAAGTGCTATAGGTGGATTAGTAACTAATTTATTAACTAATGATTTATCTAAAACTTTAGCAGGTTCTATTTTTTCAGATTTTTTATAAAAGCTACAGGGGAATAATAAATGTATAATGTAGGATATACGGCTTATAATAATATTAAACAATATAAAGACACAAATAAAAATAAACCAGACTCTAAAGGGTTATTGTCTAGGGGTAGTACAAATAAAATAAAAAAAGATACAAAAGAAATATCTCCACGTGTACGTGTAGAAGCATATGTATCTGCAATACGAAAAAAAATAGAGGACATAAAAAATGCTTGAGTTACCACAGATTAATATTGATGCACCAATAGCAGGTCAATCTTTAACTGCTGAATTGGGTGGTAGACCTTGGCAACAACCACCACAATATTCTACTGTTGAAGAAGCATTAGATTATTATGTAGGACGTTTAACACATCCTGATATGCAAGAAGAACTAATGAGTACTATTGAGCTTGGTGCTCCTTTAACAGTAGTGGCAAATGCTATACAAGCTGCAGGTGTAATGGAAGGTAAACATACATTAGACGTGGGTATGTTAAGCATACCTGTGCTTGTTGAAGTAATGAGATATTTAGCTGAAGAACAAGATATTAAATATGAAATAGGAACAAATAAAACATTAGAAGATATTAAACCTTCAAAAGCTACAATAGCTTTAGCATTACAAAAAGTACGTGAGTCTGAAGAAGAAGAAGATATAATGGAAGAAGAAGAAGAACTTATGGTATCTGATATGCCTGAAGAAGTTGAAGAACCTCAAGGTGGTTTAATGTCAAGGAGGGTACAATGAGTAGTGCATTATTAGCATTTTTGGGTGGGGCTGCTGAAGAAAGTAATCAAATATTTGCTGAAGCTAGAGATAAACAAAATCGTATAGACCTTATGAACGCAGAACTAGAAGCTAAAGCAAATTTTCAAAATAGGCTTACAAATAAAAATAAACGAGAGAAAGCAGAAAAAGAGGCAAGAGAAAAAATTAATTTTCTTACAAAGGTTTTTGATTTTACACAAGAAGAAGCTGCTCATACAGTAGCACAGGGAAAAGATTATTATGATAAAACATTAGCATGGGGTAACAAGGCTATAGAACAAGGTGTTAGTCCTTCATCTATATATAAAAATTCTTATAGTATTGCTGATTCTCAAGCTACGATAGATAGTATACAAAAATTATCAGAAACAACTGTAGACCCTGAAGGTCTATTTACAGGAGATGTGCATGCAGGTATAAGTTTCGATGAGGATAGTGCAAATTTATCATTTGTTCCTCAATTTGCATTTAATAGAATGGAATTAGATAAAGAATTTATTAGCAATATAGTTAAAGATGTAGACGCACCAGAAACTGATCTTAAAAAAATATTTAATATAAGTGAAGCAACATTAAATAATCCAGAACTACTTAAGGAATATGCAGAAACAAATGATATGTCTGTAGAAGAGGCTACAGAAAAATTAAAGAAGGAAAGCAAAGCAGCAGTAGAATCTTTAAAAAATTTTGAAACTGGGACAATGGTTGATAAAGGTGACGATTTTGACATTGACAAACAGTATGAAGAAATTGTATTTTTACTAAATAGTCCACGATTACTCCAAAAAAGAGCCATAGACGAAGGAAAATCAGTAGAAG